AATTATCAAAGATTGTTTTTGTAGAACTATACAAATCACAATCAATATTCATAAAAGAAATAGGACCACGATAGTCTTTCTTCCATCCGGGTATAGTTTCAGTAAACCACCCCTCATATAAATTTACGTTCTTTCGTACATTCGGTAATTCTTTTAAACTAAAGAAACCTTTCTCAATAACTTTATGACCCATAAACCATTGTTCAGGTAATCCATCAAAGCTATCAAATCCATGAAATGTAATCTGTGGTTTACGGTGAGCCATGTAATTTATAGACTTACCTTCAAAGACACCAAACTCTAAATAGTATCCATTTTTATTTTGTATATTATCTAAACAAAAATCGTATTCCATAACTCTATGGTCAAGAAGTACCATAGGAGTATATAAAAATTTATTTACATCCATAAAATCAATAGTAACAAACACTTGCTTTATGTCAATAAACAATTTATATTTGAACTGTCTGTAATTTTTTATAAATACAACGACATACACATTGAAATACATTCTCCTTTGATGGTATGTTTTTATATAAAAAATGTTACAGCTGCCTTTCCTAGTTCCGCAGCTACAGATTCGAAGGGAGACCCCGTCAGGTTTCCCTTCACATTAACAATAGGATATAATAAAACAAATGACACAGAATAAAAGACCAAGACCGCATATACTTTACGGTAAAATGAAAGAAAAAGAGTTAATAAATTTAATTAACGAAACTTCAAAGAATTATAAAATTAAAAATGCAGGTAAAATTAATGAAATGCGAGGAGAACTTACTAGAAGAAGAGAAATTAGATTAGATACAATTCAAAGAAAAAAGAATAAAGGAGATAAAAACATGTTAGAACGACCTACTAAGACAAGACCTTTTAAAAATACTACGATGCCTAGAGGCATGACAGCTATGCAAGAAAAATTTTGTATGGAATATGCAGCTACTGGAGATGAGCTTGAAGCTTTCAAAAAAGCTGGCTATCGTGAAGACGATACCGACGGACTGACTCGCAGAAGAGCTAGACAACTTCTAAATAACAAGAAAGTACAAGCTCGTATTGCAGAATTTCAAGAACTAGCTCTTAAAAGAATTAGTTGGACAAAAGAAAAAGTCTTAGAAAAAATGAATGAAGTCTATCAAAGTGCTATGACAGAGTCCGATCACACAAATGCAAACAGAGCTTTAGAAAGTATTGGAAAACATCTAGGAATGTTCGTAGATTTGTCAAAAGTAGAACAAAAAATCACAACAGAAGAGCTATTATCTAAGGATGTTGATAAAGATATAGAACGATTGGCCGATGTTGTAGGGCTAAAACTAGTAAAAACAGATGATAAAAAGTGATTCCTCAAGAAATATCTTTAGACGATAAGAAAAAACTAGTAAAACACCTAGCTGTACAGTCTTTAGTTAAAAGTAAAACTAGTTTTCTATCTTTTGTAAAAACATTTGCTCCTAAACTTATAGCTGATTTTAAGATGGGTAGGCATATTGAAGTAATTAGTGAAAAACTACAACGAGTAGAAGAAGGAACTACTAAAAGACTAATGGTTTTTCTACCACCCCGTTCATCAAAGTCTGTAATTTGTTCAAAATTGTTTCCTGCTTGGTATTTAGGCAGGCATCCACAACATGAAATATTATCTATCTCTCACTCAGACAACCTAGCTTCTGATTTTGGTCGTTCGGTAAGAGATTTAGTAGGTTCTTCTCTTTATCAAACTGTATTTAGTGATGTAAAACTACGTTCAGACGTTAGAGCCGCAGGTAAATGGCAAACCAATCAAAATGGTGTCTATGTAGCTGCTGGTGTTCGTACACAAATTGCAGGTCGTGGTGCACATGTAGCTTTGTTAGATGACGTAATGTCAGAAGAAGATGCATTTAGTGAGAATGGTAGAAGATATATTAAAGAATGGTATCCGGCGGGACTACGAACACGACTAATGCCGGGAGGAGCTATTGTAATTATTAATACTCGATATCACGAAGATGATATTTGTGGATGGTTGTTGTCTTGTGAAAAAGATAATGAAAAAGACTTAGGATCTCAAAGTATTCCATGGGAAATTTTAAGAATACCAGCTTGGGTAGATGATGAAGCTAGTAAGGTATTAGGTATTCCTGTAGGTGAATCTTATTTTCCTGAATGGAAGCCTAAAGATGTTTTACAAAATGATGAAATAGAAATTAGAAGACACAATGGGTCACGTTATTGGGAATCTTTGTATATGCAAAATCCTGTTCCTGACGAAGGCGGTATCTTTAAAAAATCGTGGTTCAATATTTGGAAAGAGTCAGAACCCCCTGATTGTGATTTTGTAATTCAAACCATGGATACAGCTTTTTCTACACGAACAACCGCAGATTACAGTGTTATTCAAACATGGGGTATTTTTACAGAACAAGAAGTAGATAGTGCCGGTATAGAACATACAGTAGGTCATTTAATTTTATTAGGAAGTGTTAGAGATAGATTGGAGTATCCAGATCTAAGAGCTAAAGCTCAAGAAAATTTTGAACATCACGAACCTGATTTAATTGTGATC